CCCGGCGCAAGGTCGCGGACACCTCGGACTGAGACAAACCCGTTGCTTCGGAAATTTCAAGGGTGGTCCACCCATTACGCCGCAATTCCAGAACGCGAGCGGTAATGTCCAAAAGCCGTTGGTCTTCACCTGGGGCTGCCAGGGGGACCACCCCGACCACCTTCTGCCCGTCCTGCCCCTCTTCGCGCCTTGACCGCATGGGCGGAATCTTTGGAAGAACGGCGGGAACGTCGGCACCACCAACGGGAACACCCGCGCCGGGGTCCCCCAGGGCAAAACCTGGGGGCTGTCCATCATTCCCTCCCCCACCTGGGGGTAAACCCTTCTTGCGCGCCATCAACCGCAACCTTCCGTTGGTTTTCTACCGGCAAACCGCCAGTACAACCACAGCGCAAACCCCGATGAAAAGCAGGATGCCTCCAACCGGCACCTGCCCGGCCTCATGCTCGCAATCCTGCCCCCTGTAACACCGACCGTCGCACTCTTCCCCCTGGAATTGGCACCGGGGATTTTCAACCCCCCACTTGCTTCCCTGAATGCGCTTCATATTTTCACCTGTCATGGTATCAGCCGGAAAACTGATAACCTGTCCGTTTTCCTCCCAGGGACAAGGCATCCCGCGAAAGCACATCCCCGCGCATTTCTCCCCGGCAAACCGGCACCTCGGGTTTTTCTCCCCCCAGGTGCTTCCCCACGGGCTTCCGTGCATCTTCATTTTCACCATCAAAACCTGTTCCCGTTCCCGGACTTCAACCATAGACAACCCGGTTGTCATTGTCAACTTATTTCTTCCAGGTGTTGTACCGGGGGAACAGGTGGCCAACCGGGGCACCACACCGGGCAGGGGCACCACCGGGGGGGGACACCTCGACGCGGGGACGCGGGCGCGCGGGGACGCATGGATGCGGCCGGGCGGATGTGAGCGGTAGCGGTTCCAACCGGAGAGAAGGGAGAGGGGAAGAGAGGGGGAGAAATTGTCAATGTGGTGATGTAGGACATTTCAACACCTTTGCTCATACCAGCAACTACCAGCAACATACAGCAAACATACAGCAAGGGTTTCCCGAGTGTTCTCATGGTCTTATCATGCCTTGCTGTATGTTGCCAGTAGTTTTGCCATTCTATTACACACGTAAGATAAGGCACAACATTTCTACTATATGATTGTTTAATACTTTTCTAGGTATCTCCAAAATCAGCCGTGCGTTTAGAATAGAAAAACTACTGGCAACATACAGCAGCCATGTCTAATATATCGAAATCATTGAGAAAACCTTTGCTGTATGTTTGCTGTATGTTGCCAGTAGTTGCCAGATGGTGAAAGGTAGTCAAATGGTGTCCATCTGTAGTTTAATGTAGTATGGCATGACACATTTTGACAGCGAAGTGATAAGAAATTTTACACTTTTAAAAAGTTGCATGGAAATCTTACACCCACCCCCTAATCGTGTCAGAAAATGAACACTGTTGACTGTAAAAATACTATGCAAAATTGCGCAATGCGCGATAACCACCTGTTTTGACAAAGAAAAACCCACCCCGTATGGGGGTGGGTTGTCGGATGATGTGCGACGGTCGGTTACAGGTTGTCAACCGGCACGTTGGGGTTGGATTCGGTGCCGCCCGCCGCGACCCACGCATCGAAGACGTGACGCCACAGGGCACCCGACAAAATCTTCCCCACGACGGTACGATGGACCCCGTGCTTGGCCGCGATGGTGGTCATGGTCTGCTTGCGGTCTTCCTGCAAGATGGCCAGGGCCCCGCGCGGGGTCAACTTGTTCGCATGGGTAGCCTTGGCATTGGTCTTGGGGGACTCTTCGTTCGGCGCGTTCATGGTCTTGCCTTCTTTTCCCTTGCCCTTCTTGGGGCTGGGAGTGTTGCCGGAATGGGTGCGCTTGGGGGTCAGGTTGACCGCCTTGCCCTTCCGGGTGGTGGTGGAATGCTTGGACACCCCGGAAGGCTTGCGGGCTTCCTGGGGCGTTTCCGTGGTGATGGGGTGCAATTCTTGAAGGTTGCCGCCCGCAAGCAAGATGGGCTTGCGGGATTTGGTGGGCAGGGGGACCATCTTGCCGCCTACCGCGCGCAGTTCCAGGTTGAAAAGGGAACAATCCCGCCAACTCCCGTTGACCGGAAACAGCTTGAAGCCGTGCGCGATGGAAAGGGACCCGTGAAAGGCGGAAAAGACGGCATCGGACAGGGTGACAACCGCGACGTGTTCCGCATCAACCGGGACGGTCAACAGCGGAAAAGACTCCATGCCCGGAAGGTAGGTGGCATCGGTGTAGATGATGCGGTCCTGTTCCTGTTGGGTTCCGTCCCAATAGAAACGCCCGATGGTGGACAGTAGCAGCTTGGGGAAGTCGGGATGCGGCCGGAAATGCACCGGGTTGGTGAATTCCAGTTTGTTGGTTGCCTCATTCTTCGATAGGTGCCGGATGATTCCCGTCTGTAGGATGTTTTCATTCTTCCCGATGGTGGCGAAAGCGCCCGGATTCCCCTTGCCGTAAAGCAGGAAGTCCACCGAACACCCCAGGGCATCGGCAATGGCAATGATGGTGTCGGCGGATGGCGCGCGCCGGGCGGCAAGGATAAGAGACAGGGCACAGGGGGAGATTCCGGCGGCAAGGGCAAGGTCGGCCTGCGATTTGATGTGCGTCAACGTTCCGGCACCACCATTGGCCGCTCCGGGGGTGGGAATCCGCGCGACAAGGCGGGAAATGATCGCCGCCTTGATACGGTTGATGAAGCCAAGCGCCCATCCGGCCAGCTTCTCTTCCGTGGTCTTGTGATGCCCGCCTCCAACGCCCATGCCCGCTTTGCGCGCGCACGCTGTCTTGCCGGTCTTCCCGGTCTTCCGGTCGCTCTGTTTCCTGGGTTTCATGGTCTTTCCCTTCCTTGGTTGGGGTGATGGGGATGGCAAATGCCGCCCCAATTGAAGATCAAATGAAACGGTCCCGTGATGCTTCGTTCCAAGGTCTGTTGCAAGGCCAAATTAACGATAGGCCAAGCGTGCAAACTGCAAACAAGACAAGCAAAAATCCGCCAATGGCCTGAATGTTTCTATCGTGATATTCTACAGCTATTTTTGCCCGTTCGATTTCACATGCTATCGAAATGAGTTCAAGCCTTGTTCTTAGATCGCTGTGCCATCTGGCATGATCGGTCATCGTCGTTCTCCTTTCCCGCTTTCCCCCTGGGATGGTGCGGGCCTGGGCGGCGGTATCGAGCCTGACGTTTCGTGTCATTATAGTCATACGCAAATTCCTATCGGTTAATTTTTTCCAATGGCAAAGACTTGTGTTTTGGACAGGCATGAACTGTAACGTGCATTCCCCTAATCCTTGCTGTCGGAATTCCAAAAAACTGCGTTTGGATTTGTGCCTCAATCTCTATCCATCCAATAGGCAAGATTGGATTTTCGTCTCTATCATATTCGGTAATTACCTTTTTTGAACATAAGTCACAGCGCAATTCTACTTTCCGTGATGCTGCCATTGTAATAGTCCTCCTGATATTGGTTATGGGTGAACCGCCCGGGAGTCACTTTCCCTCCAGCCGTTTGCGCGCCTCGATGGACGGGGACGGGGATTGATATTGTCATGGCGTTATTCCTTTTTCTCATCAATTACTATGGTGGCAACGATGCCGGAAGCCGGGTTGGTTGTGATGGTGACATTCTTCATTTTGGCGTTGTGGGTGGCGATGGAAAGGTTTTCAACGGCAATCAACAGCCGCGCCATTTCCTGTGAACGGGTGATCTCGGGGTGTCCATCGGAATTGCCAGTCATCCATTCCCCAGGATTTTTCTCCCATTCCGTCCATGTCATTTTCCCGAAAAGACCCTTGCGGTTGAATTCCAGGTTACAAGCTTCCTGGTCGGCATGGGCGGCTTCGTCGCGGATGTACTCTTCCAGGGTGGCGGTCAAGACCTCAATTCGTTGGACTGAGGAGTTGAAGGCACCTATTTTGGTGGAAATGCGGTCCATGATTTCCCGCATTTCATAGGCGTTTCCACTGGCCTTCATAATGCCAAGGCGGGAAACATTCGGACGGCAAGCAAGCCAAGAATGCCCCCCGATTGCCTCTTGACCGTTCCCCGTAAGCGCCTGTGAGAGAAATTCCGCCGAATCCTGGAAGGAACGAGAACAACTGGAAGCCAAAGCGGCGAAGACATCCTTGAAGGAATGCAATGCGGAATCGGCACAGCCCGGCATGATGCGGAACAGGGAGAGAAGTTCATTCCCAATCCGGGCGGCTTCGGCTTCGGCAACGGCAATCTGAGACATCAACCACAGCCCAAGGCGGGTGGTCATGGTCTTCGCGGCCGATTCCTGGAAAGACTTAGGGGGGATGGCAGGGGGGACAGGGGGGACGGGGGATTGGGTGGTCATGGTTTGCATCCTTGGTTTTTGGTTTCGGTTGGTCCGGGTCCAGGTCCGGTCTATCGGCCGGGTGCTTTTCCGGTGAAAAGAAACCGGATGAAGTCCAAAGCCGGATGTTTGGACTTCGGCTTTGCGGGAAGGTCTGTGATAGTTGACTCGACGTTGGTGTCAAGGGCTTGCATCCCCGCTATGAATCCGCGCGCCCGGCTTTCAAGCATGGCCACCATCAACGCGGTTGGCTTGTAGTCGGTCTTCATCACGATAACGAAGGTGGGGGGATGACTTGACCACTGTTCCAGGGAGAAGGCTGGCGGATGGTCGGGGAAGAGGTCTTGGAAGCCCTTGGTAGCGCAAAAGACGTAGAGGTGGATGAATGCCCGCGCGGCAAGATGCCGCTCGGGGATACTGGAGACAAGGTTGGTGGTTTTCACTTTGCTTTCCTTTCTGTTGACCATTGGGAAGCCATTGCCCATGCTATTCCCGCCAATGTTCTGGACCGATTCCGCCAGCGCTCAGGGGAGGGGATTTCATGGTGTACCCTTCCTTCTCTTCCATTGACAATTTCTGTGGGGACAAGCAATGGAAGATTTTTCAACCAAAGGCATGTTGCTTTTACCTCTCCATGCCCAAATTGCCAGGGTTGTATTATTTGGTCGGGCTTGCGAATTTTCGTAGAAATAATGGAAACAGGATTTTCAAGCGCAATTTTTTTTATTGGTGCATTCAGTAGAAGCCGCACAAAATCAAGCGCATCTTCCTGTTCCTTGCGCTTATTTTTAAACCATCTTGCCCCGGATGTTGCAAGATGCGTGCAAGGCGGATGACAGACCATCATGTCCCATCCGTCCAAAAGAACGTCCCTTACGTCCCCTTGGTAGTGCTTTCCCGGCCTTTCCGATGGTAAAAGATCGCAAGACATGACATCGTTTCCGAATGCCAAAAAGGCATCCCTGAGAATTCCGCTAAACTCACATGCTACTAGAATTTTCATTGTTTAGGCACCAATGCTTTGACCGGACCATCCGGGCACCCCGAACACTAGACCATCCGTTTTACTTTGTCAACCTTTTCCGGTGAAAAAAAGAAGGGCACCCCAACCCGGATGCCCCTCCCCGCCCGTCGCCAAGCCGCTCCAAAGAGAAGCGCGGGCATTCCGAGCGTTACCTTGACCCCCAATAGTATCCCAGCCCGACCCCAACGGGAATTAGCGCCACCAACGCGCCAATGACGCCCCAAGCCAGGGGGGACATTTCCGCCCGTGGTCTTGCCTGTTCCCGGATGGTCCGCACAAGCGCCTGGTTTTCCGTGTCCGCCTGTTCCAAGGCAGCTTCGCACCTGGGAAGGGTTGCCTTGGCTTCAATGCACGCCAGCATTGCCCGGCGGGTGACAAGAAATTCCCAGCCCTCCTGGGCATGGTCAAGCGGCGCTTGGATTGCCGCGCGACCGTCCCCGTCCCTTGCCTGCCTGCTTGGTTGCCGGTGTTCCTGCCCCTGGGATTGCCCCTGGTGGTCAACCTGGGGGTCCACGTTGCGCGGGATACTGTCACCTTCCCCCGGCTGTTCCTGCCCCTGTGGCACCTCCTGGGGCGCTTCCCGGTGCCCTTCCTGGGGCATCCCCTGGGATTGGTCGCGGGATTCCATCCGTTGCCGGGCGAAATGATCGGAAGGCGGAATTGAACAGTTCATTAAAGCGGTCAACCACATCCCTAGAAGGGCGGTTTTGAAGATCGCGGGTTTCATCTTCTTTGGCCTTCTTTTCCGCTTTGTATGTTTTAGCGGGGTTGGTGGTAGTGATGATGACCGGCGCGGGTGCATCGGTGCAAGCCCGACCGGCAAGGAAGCCAAACAGGATAAGGATTGCCGCAATGCCAATCACAAGCACGGCACCCCAGGGGATGCGCGAATTCTCGGGAAAAAAGATGCCGTTGAATCCGGGCATGTCAATCCCCCTTCTGTTCCGCGTTGGGTTGTGGTGGTTGCGGCGGTTGCGCCAATACTGCCCCAGGTGGCACGATGTCCGAAACACCAAAGGAAGACCGGGCGCGGGTCCAGTGTTCCCCGACGTTCCCCGCCATGTAAAGCCCCAAGGATGCTGTCAGGATGTCGGCAAGGTTGTCCCCCGAAATCCATCCCAGGGCGCGGGCAAGCATGGCAATAACAGTCAAATAAATGAAGACCGACAGCTTGCGCCGCCCCTCTTGGGTGGCCGATGATAACGCCTTCCCGACTGCTTTCTTGGACTTTTCAGCCGTCATTCTTTCACCTCTTCCCGCAACACATGGGCAGACCGGATTTTGACATCCCGCCCCGTGATGGTGTTGACTCCCTCCCAGCCCGCCCCGCCGGGGATGACCGCCAGTATCCGCACCGGGACAACCTTCTCCGAAATCTTGACAAGGTACAACCCGCCAAGGCGCACATCTTCGGCTTTGACTTTTCCGGTGTAATCCATCGGCATCACTCCTTTGGTGCGTCCTTCTTGGGACCGGCTTTGATCGCATTTCCCGCCAAGCCCACAACCACGCGATTCCAAAACCATTGGGCTTCTCTTATTTTGCGGGCTGCATAGACCACATCCGCGCGCCCCATGTCGTTTAAGGGTGATAGCTCATTGTAGATTCTGAACGCATCAACCTGTGCGCGGGAAAGGCTCGCATGAACCGCCCCTAGAGTGTCCCGTAAATCGGGGTCTTCCGGCACAAGTAAATCACAGGTGCAAAACCAGTCATCAAACGTCATGTCCATAACCGGCACACCACCGGGCCCGTTTTCAACAAAAGCGGGGATTGCACCATGAAGATGGACACCTGAAAGAAACGCCAGATGATTGGCAGCCCTCTTGTTGTCAATACTTTTCCCCATCCTGCCCCTCTCTTTCGTTTTTCTTTCCCCACTCCGCTTCCAGAGACACCAACACAGCATCCCTTCCGGGAAGGTCTTTCTTTTTCAACGGCGGTTGCGGCTGCCCCGGCGTGTCCTTTCCCCCTTCTCTCGCTTCGGCCGTATCCCGTTCCGCGATGGCGCGGCATCGTTCTGCCTCTTGCTTCATGGCATCCGCCAGCGAACCGAGCGCGGGGGATATTGCCAGGGGGTCAACTTTTGGCTTCGGTTGACCCTGGGGAAGATGGTTGAAGTGCAAGTCATACTTCAACCATTTCTGCCCCGGCACCTTGGAACACGAAAAGGCAATATCAATGGGATGCACGCCGACCGCACGCCCAAACCGTCTCACGGCGCGGATGAAAAACCGGATGGCAAGGGACATGAGCCGCGCCGCGATAAATTCATTCACCTTGCCGCGATAGAAGCGCCACAGGTAGAGCAGATTCCGAAGCCATCCTATGACCACTTCGGAAATGATGAAACGCGGGCGCGGGTCATTCTCTTTCGCCGCCCTTCTCTCTTCCTGCTTTTTGGTCATCTTCCCCATGTCAATCCATCCCTTCCTCTTCGTTGGTTGGTACACCCTCGGGACAAAAAGAAACGACTACTTCAACCCGCGCGACACCGGCAACATCCATGCCCAATAGCCTTGCGGCTTCGGCCGACAAGTCAATGATGCGGTCGGGATGCCTTCTCCAAACGTCACGCCCGCGCCATTGGGCGCGGCGGTACGGTCCACGGTCATTGATTCGGACGGCCACCGAAAGCCCGGTGTCAAGGTTGCGAACCAATGCCACCGACCCGAACGGGACGACGTGCATTGCGGCTGTAAGCGCCCGCGCGTTGAAGGTTTCGCCACTTGCCGTTTTCTCACCATCAAATCCATCCCCCTTGCCGTAAAAACTGGCATTGCCGGTGCCGTGAAAGACGACGGCGCAAGGGTCGGTTGCCGCACCCTCATGTTGACTGTTGTTTGCCAAATCAATAACAAGCGGGGACAGAATGGCGGATGGAAGGGACGCGGCCGGAAGGTTAATGGTGTGCCTTTCCCCCAGGTTGCCACGCAAGAGAAGTCCGCCCAAGACCAACAGATAGACGACCCCGAGACCAACGGGGATTCCCCAGGAAAGCCCGGCACCAAACGCGCGCAGCCGCGCGGCAAGCCATCCTCCAATGGACTGCCACAACTTCCGGCGCGTTTCCCCTTCTTTCTCTTGTTCCATTTCTTCCTGGAAAGTTGAAGGCGAGAAGATGGGCAGAGTCGGCAAGCATGGGGTCCCATAGGCCAGATCGTTGGCCATGCCTGCCCCGGCTTCCGTCACCACCCACCCGGCCGTTACATTGTCAATTTGCCTCCAATAGACAAGCGGCGGGACATGGCAATTCAGGCAAATAAGAGTATCCCGCACAAGCGCCGGTTGGACGGAAGACGCCCGTGCAATCCCTGTTTGACTGTAATTGCCAAGCCAAACCTTCTGCAAGACATCGGCCTCAATCCCTGAAAGTCCGTTGGTCTTTTCCATGTGGCACCCTATCCCTTCCGTCGTTCATTTTCCATGCCTAGTTGTCTTTGTCAACTAATTTCCCGCGCCTTCTCTTCCCTGTCACCCCGTCCCGTCAACGTTTCCGCCGTAATTGTCAGGGTCTATCTCTTCCCATCCGCCACCCATTGACCGTTCTAATACCTCTTTCTCTCTCATTCTGATTGTTTCCAGGATGTGCCGTTCCTCTTCGGTCTGTGGTTCCTCTTTTTCGCGCCGCTCGGATTCCACCCGGACAAGGTGGAAGCACGACGTTGACGTATGCGGGTCAATGGACATCTTTACCTGTAATCCATTGTAAATCTTATCCCGCGCCCCAATTAGCGCGTTGGCTAGGCGGATTTGCTGGGACCGCAACCCCTTGTCCCCCCGAATCGGTGCCATGATGGGTGGGTCCGAATGCTCACACAGGTTGTTTAGCTCAGCCGCTTTCATCGGTGCCGCCCTGTAGGTGTCCCACCACGCAAGCACAAGCCGCTTCCATTCGTTTCCTTCGGCATCGGACGCATCATACATGGCGCGGGTGTTCGCCAGAAATCCGGGGATGCCAGCTTCCCCCAGGATGCCACCCATGACCCGCGCCCAATCATCAAATGACCCCAGCCGGTGCCCCGACCGCTTGCCACCCTTGGCCACCCAATTTTGCACCAAGACAAGGCACGCCCAAATTGCTTCCCCGCGATGGTCGGAAAGCCAAGCCTCTAACGGGTCATGCTTGAAGGTGGCACGTTCCCAAGGTCTTTCTTCCTTGGCCAGTAGACGAATAGGAACGCAACGCCGCGCCATGTCTGGACCAACGCGAATGTTGTTCGCTGTCACAATCCACGCGGCTTGGTTCCTGTAGGTGATTTGGGTTGACTGCCCAAGCAAGCGGTCGGTCCAGACCGTAGAAGTCAGCACGCTCGAAAGGCTGTCCGCGTTGACCGTGCGGGATTCCTTGGCGTTGTCAAAACAGATTACCCTCCGTCCCGTGCCTAATTCCGCCGTGATGCGCTTGCGGGTTTCATCCTCTGTCTGTGGCAGGGTTTGGGCGGGGACTTCGCGGCCGGTGCAAATCATCCCCGCCAGCTTGGCAATCAAGGATTTCCCGGACCCCTGCTTGGACGCATCAATCAAATGAAGTGGGGTGCATCCATGAATGACCGACCGCACAAAGGGGAGAAGGAACAATGCCAGAGTGTGCGCGAAGTCGCTTGGACCGGCAAAGGGGAAGTCAACCAACAGATCATCACGGAAGAAAGAGATTGCCCTTGCGACATCTTCCGGGGTTGGGTCTTGCGGCACCGGGTCCACCTTTACGCGGGGGTCAATGTCAATGAAGACTTCCTCTTCCGGCGTGTAACCGTATTGGTCCAACAGCTTTCCGGTTGACGCGAAGATGGGGGCACCAACCACGGCATCAATCGGCGGCAACCTGCCATCCGGTATGGCAATCATGTCCCGCACGATTTCGCGCGGCGGATAGGCATTCTTACAAATGGCGTTTTCCGGTGAAACTTTAACAAAATCCGCGTGCCTAATCAATGCCCCAAACAGATGGGCGTCATCAAACCCGACCAAATGACTGTCGGTATCTCGGGTGCGCGGGCGAATCCATACAGCTTCCCCGCCGCGCAAGAAAATCCACGGGGGGAAATTGGCCATGATTAGAGCCTCCCAGGAATCCGCGACAATAGCGCGCGGTTGCCGGTCGGCAATGTCCACCATCGGCTTTCTTCCGGGGAGAATGGGAAGACCACCCTTGACTCCAAACCTTGACCATTGCTGTTGTGCCGGTTGCGCCGATTGTGCCGGTGTCACTTCCTGGGGTGTGCCTCTTCTCTCCGATGGTGCCTCTTGCTCTCCCTTTCTATTCATTGCCGCAAGCAAATCATCAACCCCGCCTTCCAGGGGGCGCATGAACCGCGTTGGGCTGGGGTCCCAACCGTTAGACTTCGCCAAGTCATAAATCGTGGCAATCCCAACCCCGGACCCTTCAAAGCTTTTCCACTTCGCGGCCGTTTCCCCTTCCCTATATTTTTGTCCCTTTGCACTCCAAGCATCCCACAGGGCAAGACCGGATTCCGGTTCAAAGGATTGCAAGGCCATCCCCACCCGCACCCAAATTTCATAAGTCACATCGGGGTTGATGTAGGTTAGGGCATCCTCAATTCTGTCGCATTGGGCTTGTGGTTCCAGGGTGGGGAGGCGGGACACGCCCTCCCCATCCTGCTTGGAAAGACATGGCCTAAAGCCATCCGGGAATACATTTGGCATCAAATCAGGCGGGGTATCCTTTTCGGCCGCATCTTTCTTTTCCTCCCCCACGATTCTTGTCACAGCATCCGCCGTGATGACCGCGAATTCATCCGGCGTGTATTGTTCCAAATCCGCCAGAGAAGTACCCCGCCAAGGCTGGGACGGGTTGACCGCTTCCTTTCGTCTGTAAAACTCATTTGCCCCAGCGGGGGCACCGGACCACCACGGCAACCAAACCATGTTGCCGACCCGCTTTTCGGTATAGGTTAGGCTTGCCTGCTTGGGAAAGACCTCTATCCCCGCCCCCGTGGATGGGTCGGCGTGCTTTCCGCTTTGGGTGTAACCGTGTTCCGTGACAACGGCAAACAATAGCTTGCGAACTTGGCGCGCGGAAATCGGGTCCGCGAAGAAAAACCAGACATGCCACCCGAGACCACCCCCCGACTGTTCCAGGTAGCAGGGCAGGAATAGGGCAAGGGCGCGGTCCATCGTGTCTAGGGCACAAGCCAAGGGCGATTCCAACCCATCCTTATGGTTGTGCCCGTCAAAATCAATGCAACCCCAGCGGGTCAAACCTTGGGGGTCGGGAAGATAGCTTCCCATCCGTGGGGCGGCAAGAAAGCTGTTGGTATTCCCGTTTCTTGTCTCAAAAACAACCGTTGCCTGATAGCTCGGGCCGAAGACATGGGAACAGACCAAACCATCAAACCACTCACCACCATTGACCGGGCGGGTGCGCGGCTTCCCGTTTTTTTGGCCCACAAGTTGAACGGCAACAATGTCATTTCGGTTGAAAAAATAGCGTTTCAACAGCTTTATGCGGTGGTTTTTCCCGCCGTCATTGCTGGCATCCGTCATGGTGCAACCGTTCCTTCCGGCTTTTCGTTCCAAGAGGCGGAAAACGATTATCCCTCTAACGCCAAACGCAACCAAGTTTTTCTGGCTTCTATGGTTGCGGTCCCCGCCGCTTTCCTAGCTGTCCATCCGTCACCGACCAACATCACGGCGCGCCGGGCGCGCGTTACAGCGGTATAGAGCAGGTTTCTTGACCAAAAGAAAGAGTGGTCTTTGTGGCAGATGACCACCACAAAAGGCCACTCGGACCCCTGCACCTGATGGACGGTTAGGCAATAGGCAAGTTCCAGGTGTTCCCAATAGTCTTTTGATCGTTCTAGGGTCAATGGCCGTCCGTCAAAATTGCACTCGATTTCCCCGGCGGCTTCATCCACCCGCACCACAACGCCGGTCTGCCCATTCATTAGGTCTAGGTTATAATCGTTCTTTCGATATATTACCTTGTCCCATCGGTAGAAGCGGCGCGGCGTTTTCTTTCTTTTTTCGCCGGGCTTGCCTGTCCCTTCCTCTTCCTGTGGCCTTGGAATTTCAACCCCACGGGCCGTTTGCGCCACCCATTGAAGATGCCTGTTGATGGCATTGACCCCCAGGGGTCCCTTGCGCAAGGGAGAAAGGACTTGCACGTCTCTAAATGGGTCTAACCCATATGGCTTCAAGCGGTCTTGAAAAAGTGAATCCAAAAAATCAAGCAGTTTTGACCGTTCGGAAAGGTTGGTAAAGTTGTACCACGGCAAGAGGGGGGATAACTTTTCCCCCTCTCTCGGGCGTTTGGCATCCCCGGCTGTGGGATAGACGATGCCGGAAAGAATTGCGGTTGAATTGGTTTTCAATGTTCCGGCTTGGCGAACCACTTTCCCAAGATGGCACACCTTGACCGTTGACCGTCCAAGACCATCGGCCGCAACCAAATCTCGCAACACATTTCCGGGTCCGACCGGCGGTAATTGATGATGGTCCCCGACCATAATCAGGGTTGTGCGCGGATAGTCCATCCTTGCCAGCAATGCGGCGAACAGCGGGGAGTCAACCATTGATACTTCATCAATGATGATGGCATCGTAGGGAAGTGGTCTTTCTGCCTCAAACCCGCGCCCATTATAGCCTAGAAGCCGGTGGACCGTTTGGGCACCATCTTCCCCCGTCATTTCCGCAAGTCGTCTTGCCGCTTTTCCGGTAGGGGCACACAGGCAAACTTGCTTGCCGTCTGCCTTCAATGCCCGCACGATTGCCGATACGGTGTAGGTCTTCCCTGTTCCTGCCCCTCCGGTTATCAGTACCATTGGGCAAGCAAGCGCCGCTTGCGCCGCCTGATATTGGTCGGTATTCAGGGATTCAGGAAGGCTTGCGGGCTGTCTCTCCGGTTCGTCTTCCTCTTCGGTTTCAACTTGCATGGTAAAATTGTCAAACAGCAATTTTTCATGGTCTTGCAACCATGTCCGACCAATGGCATGGCATTCCCGCCCATCCTGTCCAAAGGGAATACAGGATATGCCCGTAAGCGCATCTTTAGGTGCCGCTAAAATCCTCTCCCTGATAAGCGTTACAAGTGAAAACGTATCAATCGCAAGCAGCTTGACCACTTCGTCGGTCAACTCTTCGGATTCAACCCAACAGCTTCCCGCCTGTTCCGCTACCTTCAAAGCGTGTATGATCGCGGCATCTATCCGGCGCGGGTCATCCCGTAAAACCCCCATTTTCAGCGCCACCAAATCCGAGCGCATGAATCCAAATCCATCCACCAAATCCATTATTGCATAGGGGTTTTCTTCCAGGATTCCTTTGACCCTGCCCCCCAGCGATTTTATTAGGTTGACCGTCTGCCTGTAGGTAAGACCAAACCCGGATAGCCAAACGGCCATGCTGTTGAAAGTTGACCATGCCCGCCAGTTATCCCGGAAAGTTTCCGCCTCGACTTCTCCAAGCCCCGATGCGGCGCGTAATGAGGTAAGCCCCGTGGGACTGTCAAGCCAAGTTGTGAGGTCTTCCCCAGGTGGGATGGCGTTGACAATTTTCCTTGCCCGCGTGGGTCCGATGCCCTTGAAATCCGGGTTTGCCGAAAGCCACTCAGACAACCCGGATATTCCCGTCGGGATATGGACTGTTTTACTCGTGGCCTTGAATTGCCACCCCCACCTGGGATCATTGACAAATGAACCAATCAGAGTGACGGTTTCACCCTCAAAAACCCTGCATGGTGCCGAAAATCGACTGTCCATGCCGCCGGTCTTAATGCTTGGAGCAAGCACCCCGGCGCTAAAGTTTTCGCCAGAATAGAAAACCCTCCGAACCGTCCCCGATATGCTTTCCTCTTTTCCGCCTTCATCCTCCCCGGCCGGATGGTCCCATCCCGTTCCCTTCCTTGTCGCCTCCATTCGTATTCCCTTCCGGCGCGGAATCCCCTTCCGATTTCCGCGCATTCAGCCAAAACCGCTTCAATAGCGCGGCCGTCATCCAAGCCGCGCCCGGTCGGTTGCCGCAAAACAAGACAGGGATTCCAAAGTCAACCATGATGGCAACCGTTGACCCCAACACCGATTCCGTGCTTGCGTCCCCGTGGTATCGCTTGCCGAAGATGTCCACCAATGACCCTTCAACCACAATCGCGGCATAACTCATTTCCTGTAAACGGCGCAATTCGGCAAAAAATCTCTCCCGTTCATGGATGATTGACCGGATAAAGTCGTCAAGTGACTTCCTTTCAATCGCAACCTGTGACTCATACCCTGCCAAACTGTAATCGCCGGATGCCAAGGTCCCCACTTCCGTTGAAATCCCGTACCCCGAGAAATCAAACGGGCGTTGCTCTCGCGTGTCAATCTTGATCACGCCTTCAAAAATGGGTTTGGGCATCGGTTATCCTTGGCATCCGGCGGCTTGGTTTATGGCGTGCTTGTCCCCGTGGTGCGACTAGAACGGGATACCGTCGTCATCATCCGGCGGGGCACCTTCCGGGGCACCTTCCGGCGCGCCATCCGGCGGGGGGGACCCGGCGGGTGCGGTGGCGGATTCCCCGCCGGTCTTGGGCGGGTTGGGGTCTTTGTAGTCCCGCAACCACTCATTCAAATAGATGTTGGGGAACTTCGGTTGGTCTGCGCGTTGCTTGACCGAAACGGACAGGATACGCCCGTTCAACGCGGGGATGCGGTCGGGGATGTCCCGCATGTTCTCCAGTTCCAGCCCGGCGCGGTAAAGGTCTTGCTTCAACCAACGCCTGTTGTCCTGTGACATGGTGCTGTTGGACCGGAACAGGATGCGCCCCTTATGTTCCCCCTCGACGATGGACAAGCGCCACTTGATAATCGGCGTGCCATCCTTGGCGCTTGTGGCGATGGTGACGGAATCCACCCGCGCCACATATTCACCATCGGGAATGGAGGGGAATCGTTCGGTGTCAACCTTCTGTCCCTGCCATTCCGTGTCATGTTGCGCGAAAAACGCGCGATTGTCCCCGGTGGTCATGCTTCGGCCCCTTTCTCTTCGGTTGGTTGTTCGGTCGGTTGTTCCTTCGGCTGGGGTTGTTCTCCCAGGGGTTGCGCTTGCGGTAATTGCTCGGGCGCGGCATCCGTGACGCCATGTTGCCGCTTGGCTTGCACCTTTCGGATTGATTCCAGGATGGCGCTGTGCAGGCTGGCAAATGACAACGGCAACGGGTCGGAAAGCGGATACCGCGACCCCGCCATATAGACCGGATGGGGCTTGCTATGCAAGACGCGCCGGTCAAGCATTTTGCCCTTGGAATCGAATTCCGGCGTCTGTTCGCAGTAGAGAATGAAGTCCGCCAAGGCCAGCATCCGGGTTTGGTCTTCCTCATTCCCCGCCCGGAACGACGGGCACACTTTCCGCCCCACCTCATTCCCCGCCTTGTCGCGGAAAATCTTGGTTTCGGTGTGCGAAATGAAAACCAATCCCAAGGGCAAATCCGCCAGCTTCAACAGGGCACGGAAGAATTCCGCCCGAATCTTGGCGTGCCCAACGCCAAATTTGATGTCGGCTTCATGGTCAATGCCCAGCTTGGCGCAAACGTGGATGCGGCAAAGATCATAGAGCACATCGGCGGTATCTACGATGACGGTCTTGAAGCTGTGTGCGCCCGCCTTCAATTCGGCGCAAGCGGTCAAGAATTCAACCCATGTGGCCAGAGGGGTAGATGCCACCTCAAGGGCACCCTGCCCCTGTTCCGCTGCCAGGAAGCACGCATCCGGGAAACGACTGGCAAGGGTCGTTTTGCCAATCTTCGGTCCCCCATAGATGAAGTAACGAAACAACGATGGGTCCGTTACCGGGGGGCGCTTTTCCAGAACGAGAAAACCCATGTCTCTTTTCCTTTCTTTTCAGGTGTCAATCATCCTCATTCGGTCCATGTCCGGTCCGGTCTGTGTCTTTGTCCGTTTGACGCCTTTCCCTTCCTTTCTACGGTCAAGCCGTGCCAATCCCTTCCTGCCCGTTGCCGTTCCCGGTTGATTCCGCATCCCCATCCATGCCAAGTTCCGGGTGCGCGTCTTCAACCACCTTGAAGCCAGATTCCATGATGGCCGGATTCTCCCCGCTGGCGCAAATTGCCCAATAGGGGCACTTCCCGCGATTCCGGCAAAATGCCGTGTTTTGATACCAACGGTTGTTCCGGTAAGCGTCAAGAGCCGCTTGGCACAACTCCCACAGTTCATGCCGCATCATCATCCGTTGCGCGCCCGTGATGGTGACGGGATGGTCAATGATGATTTTTCGTTCCGCCTCGACGGTGTACCAATCGGCAAGCCGCGCCGCGTACTCTTCCAAGGTTTCCCCTTCCCCTTGCTTCGCGGATGATGGCTTGCCGGTCTTGGACCGGGCTTCAAGTGCCGCCTTGCGCATGGCGAATGCTTCCGGCGTTTCCGCTTCCTTGCGCTTCAACCTTGGCTTGGCAAGCACGTTGTAGGACACCACGTTGGATTCCCAGCCGAAGCAAAGGAGCATGGCGTCAAGGTAGATGACAACTTGATTGTCCATCCAAATCGCATCCAGATAGTCGGCATCCACGGCCGAAGCGGTCTTGTGCTCTATCAGGCAAGGGGAAGTATAGACCTCCCCGGTTTCCTGGTTGATGTCGCCATCATCCCGTAACCCAATCCCATCCATCTTCCCCGCCAGAATGAACCGCTTTGACGGATGCCCGGAAAGTGGATTGATGATTTCATGCGCCCAAGGCACCTCGACGGCGCAAGCCGTGACAGGTGGGGGAGTCTCCCTGATTCGTTCCAGGAAGGCGGAAAGCCCAGCCCGAGCAACCATCAACTCTTGCGCTTGCGCCAGGTCCGCCCTGTCGGAATAGGATTTGTCCAAGGCGGAAAGCGCCGATTCGGTAGGTGACGGCTTCCCGGCATTGTAAGATTCCCCGCGCCTGTATCCCCGGAAGTAGGCTTCAAGCGCCGCATGGATGGCCGTACCAAAGGCAAGCGCCCCGGTGGTGGGGATGTCCGGGCGCAAGCGCCTAACGTAACGGTAGAAGAAAGCCCGGCGGCAACACTTGAATAACCGCCATGCGCTTTGGGTGGTGATAATTCGGCCGTTCGCCAAAGCTTCAATGTCACGCCTTGACGCACCCTTGATTTCCGTTGTCAATGTGAGCGGTGATGCGCCCGATTCCAGGGGCGCAATCCGCGCCCGTCCGCCACTTCCTTCCCAATGTTCCGTCATACCACCACTCCTTGCGTTAATTTTTTGTCCGGTGGGTCGGATTGTAGCGCATCCTCGGGAACACCTAACACCTGGGACCACCATTCCAGGTTCGGCGCGGTCAACTCCAACCGATGATGGACGGCTTGGCGTGATATGTCTTCCCGCCTTGCCACATCGGAAAGCGAGCGAAGCCCCATGCACGCCATCCGAAGCCGCAAGTTTCTGTTGAAAATTTGTTGCGGCGTCATGGGGCGCACCCCCCGGACCATTGCCGCCCTGTCACTCTTCTTGGCCTTCATCGTTCCATCCTTTCAAAAAATCAAAGCAAGCCTATCCCGCACGCTTTACATTGTCAATTTGTTTTTCTCGTTTTCTTCAATGTCAAAAAACTTGACACCATCCGGCGTGACACCCACAATGATTTTGCGCCCATCCCTTCCGGGCGCACCGTTCCCCCCAACCGTGGGGGGCGGGTGGCAGGGTAAGGGCTTTCCCTCGCTTCCCGCCCCTCACAACCCAAAACCATGAAACTTGTTTTTTTAATGGGGCTTTCCGGTAGGGAACAAAGCAAACAGGGAACAGCCGACCTTGTTTCGCGGCTTCGCACCCTAGATCAAGATGGAATCAGAATAGAAATCCCGACACCGGAAGACGGGCACGGCCGCGCCTCGACGGTGGCGCTTCTTTCCCCGCTGTTTCCCAGGCTGCTTTCTCTACACCCATTCCCCCCGACTCGGGAACGCGGCTTTTACCTGATAGACCCACAGGGGGCTTGCCCGCTGGCAATTGTGCCGGTGCCCAACATCCAAGATGATGCAACCGCAATCGCGGTCACGTCAGCAATCGAGTCTTGCCGCGACATCCCCAAGATTGTTGTCTGTGCGTCCCCCCTGGAACAACGCGCGGAAATGGTTGGGTTGCTATCTCGGGGGGCTGTGCTGGCCATCCTGTGCCCCCAGGATGCCACAATAGACCATCCGGGCATGATTGATGGCGGGGTGATATTTCAAGGGCGGGAAAACCGCTCTGTGCCCCCCGTTATCTTTCTGCATGACATGACCCGCCCGGTTGATGGCGCTTTTCGCATTTTCTCTCTTCGATATTGGATGCAAGACGGCGGGGGCGGACTTCGCAATGGACGGCGCGCGGTTGGGTTCCGCGCGGGGTTTGATGCCATTCCGCTTTAGAGTTGTGACCCCTCCTCCTGTTCCGTCTTCCTGCCTAATCCGCGTCTTTCCGTCCCGTCCCAGGGGGCGGGGACCAGAATTCCCGCAACCTTCATTTCAAGATCATGGAGAGATTGCCAAGCCCGCCGGGCTTCCTCTCTGTGTTCCGATGCGGCATCCTCACACACCCGGCGCGATTCGGCGCAATCGGACTTGGAAACAAGGTTTTCCGAGATAAAAAGCCGAAGCGCCGCAAAGCCAGATGCCATTTCCGCTTTCAGCTTGCCCAGGAATGACGCCGAAGCCCAAATGCCTACCGCGATGGCCGCAATAATGGCAATTGCCGTACCGATGGAAAGAGAAACGAAGGTATTGTCAACACCAATGACCGGAGGGGGATTAGCGGCACCAATAGATTGGATGGCCTCGCGGATGGCAACCGCCAAATCCGCGCCCCCTTCTTTTGCAACATGAAACAGCATGTCTTCCCCCATTGACACTAGAAAACTTCGTTGATGTCAACCCGTCCGTCGGATAGCAAATCGGCGGCATCCGCCCCAGCCTTGCCAACAATGAATAGGGCATCCCCGGTGTAAAGTGCTTCCACCATTGATCCGGCAACACAACCGGAAGTCACCCCGGCGGGAATCAGACACACCCGGCGGCTTGTTCCGGCACTCCCGTTGACCACCACGTAATAAGTCACATCCCCCGTCACCGTTGACGCATCCAAAACCACCGACACGCGAAGACGCATCGGCCGGTCTGCCTCGATTCGCCAGTTGCACAGGTAACAATTCGCGGGGATGGGAAATTCCGCGTTGACTGTCCCCGTGACCGTGATTTCGGTATTCCCCGACCCGATGTTGTAGGATGCCGAAACGACGGTGTACCAAAGCGAATTGACGGCCGAATTTGTCACCTTGAAAAGTGATGCGGCGGGAAAACTCGCAACGTGATTTCCGTCTATTTCCACAACGCCGGTTCCCATTGCCCCGGCCTGAAAAGCCGCGATGGCATGTGACGCCATGCCCTTTACCCTGTCGGTTCCAGGGTCATCAATGACTTTGTTTGCGAATGAAATAACCCCATCCTCCCCGAGATTCAAATGGTTGGCTTCGGATGCCTCATATGATAGCAACACGGAAGGCGAAACAAAGCATTGCAACCAAGCACTATCCGCCCAAGTGGCGGTCCCTGCCTCTTGCCGGTAGAACGTGACGCCGCTTTGGGTGCGACAAATTGCAAAAGCCTCTTCCCCCGCTTGCCGTTTCTCCCATAGGTCGGTCGTTTCATTCCAAGTGGCATTGATGACATGCCAAACGCGCAAAGCCCCGGATGGTGCCCCAGGGTTATCAACCCACTCTTCGGCCGTGCGCGCGGAAAGCGCCGTGGGGTGCCCTTGCTGCTTGACTTGATGCCTGATTTCGGTTGCCGACTTGGTACGGTTGACTTTCTGATAGATGATTTCATGGAAGCCCGCACAGCTTCCACCATCGGCATCTACGGCCAAGTTGTCCGAGTGACCCCCCAGGAAGGCGGGGGCGATATTTTGCGCCAAGTAGCGAATCCACGCCCCCCAGCAAAACATAAAGTAATTGAACCAGTTCGACGGGGGATAGTCGGAAAGCGCCCATCCGTTGATTTTTTGGGTGGGTCCCGGTTCCAGGTAGCGGGTCGGGTCAACCGTCAACGCCGGGTTGGGGGACGTGTTATTCAGGGGGTCATACGCCCAATCGGGAAGCGGTTCGGTGGGGCGGGTGTTGTGCGCCATATTTTCACCTGTCAATCACTCCCGGGTTATCCGGGGTCGTGCATGAAATCTCGTAAGTCGCAAGCCCATTGGGCGTGCGAATTGTCAAATCCGGTGGTTGTTTTCACCCCTGGGGCGGAATCGAAGGCAAAAATTTTGATGGGCAGGTAACATTTCCCTTCAACGATGCCTTCAAGCCCGACACCCGATGGTTGCAAATCGCGCATCCATTCCTTGACCCGCGCGGCCATCGTGCTTGACATCCGGGAAGACCGCAAGAGAAGAAACTTGGACGCACCCGGATAGAGGGGAATATATCGAACCGTCCCTATGTCCCCGTCTAGTCCCGCGATTAGGTACAAAATTAGGGTCAATCGCCAAGGCTCTCCGGCGGAAATGTTGCCTTGAATCCTGCCTAGCAAAAGGGTCCGGTAATCATCGTCAACCAACCCACCACGCGGGCAGTTTAAGATGCGCCCATAATTATCAAGCTGTACCCCCACGGCAACGGCAAGATAATTTTCAGCTATGCACTCCCACGCGGTATCTTCGGCGGTCTGTGCCCCAATCAAGACAGAATTCAACAGGGACAGATAGCGAAGTTTTGTCCTGAACTTGTAAGGAACAAGCGCCCTTGCCCGCGCCCCGTGGTCTGTGATGTGGTCAATCGTTGCCATCCGCCGCACCGTTAAGTTGCCACCACCGAAATTTCACCAACGATGATGGTTGCTACTTCCGAATTGGCAATGACAACGGAAGTAGAATCCGCCGGCCAAACCCCAATCGCGCCGCCGGAAACCTTTTTTACCTGAACCCTCAAGTCCATGATGCCGGGGATGTCGCCAATCGCGCCATACATCGGCCCGACCAACACATCATCCCCAACCGATAGACCCGGAAGACTCCCCGCCACCGTCCCACCCTGGAAGTATTCCAACACTTTTGCCATTACCTGTGCGTTGCCATCCGCCGGATAGCTGGCGTTTTTGGTAAGCGTCACCTTGACCCGCATGGGGATTGCGGTTGCGTAATCAAACTTTACCGTCTGGACATAGCCTTGATCGTCTGTGATTTGGACTGTGACGCAAGCCCCGGTGCCCCATGACTCAATCCCGGAAGGCATCCTTTCCCAAATGGTGCGCCCCACCGATTCCTTGATTGCCGTTGTCAACGTGTTCGGCCAAACCACCACATGAAACGATTTCGGATTTTGCCCGGTAACACCATCCACGGTCATCATCCGGTTGCTTATGACTTGGCACGCCTCGATTCCCGCGATTGCTTCAACCGCTGCCCTGATAGCCTGATCGCTTCCCGCCCCTGGGACGGAAAGGCTATCTTGCCGACGTTGCCGCAAATCTTCGTCTAATTCAACGTCGGTCCCATGATACCACGCATCCACGGGAAACGGGTCCGGGGGACCCGGATTGTTTACAGATGTCCACCCGGCAACCGGATTGACGATGGTCGTTATTTGATCAAAGTCAACATCAATGTGTCCCGCAACCACGGCTTCGGCCAGAACGTCAACCGACCCGCCCGCCCCGATGGTCCAAACCCCACCGGCCGGATTTGCCAGGATGTTGAAGACATCCCCTGTTGACGGCTTGCGCACCTGTCCGGGGGTCGGGTCCAAGTAGGTCGGAATGGTAGTCCCAACTGTGCCATAACAACGCACCGTCCCCGATGCCTTGGTTTTTCCTAGCCGCTCTACACCCACCAAAGAACAAAGATTTTCGAGTTGTGCCCCGGTTGCTTCATCGGGATTCAGGCTGTTGAAGACGGCAACCAGAAGGTCATAAATCAGGGACAGGGGGACGGAAAAAACGGTCATCAATTGGTAAAGGATGGAAGACGGGTCCGCTTGGATGTCAACCCCCATCCCCGTGGGATAGGGTGCCTTAATCAACGCCCGTTGGTCGTCTATGATTTCCGGGAGTGTCGGGACTTCCAACCCGGTCGGTCCAAGCGGTGCCATGCTGTTCCCTGTCCTTACACCGTCAAGTCAAGGTTGCCAACCTGCCCATTCTGCAACACGTAATGAAACACGATGGACCCGGTGCGCGTTTCTCCATCGGCTGTCACCAACACATTTTCAATCAACCGCACGCCCGGCACTTTTCGCAGGTAGGAAAGAAAAAACGCCTTGATTCCGAAGCCGGGGTCTTTCGTCTGGAAGAATGTGCGCCAAGGCACCCCAAAAGACGTGTCAAGAAACCACTCCCCCAGGTGAATCATGCACCGGATGAAAAGCATTTGGCGCACCACGGAACGGCCAGAGACAAGGGATAGTGTCGCGCCCGTGATGTCAAGGTCCCCATCGGTGCCCATCTTCAAGTCTGCCAGCATCCGACGCTTCCTTCCTGTCACCCAAGAAATAGCACATCCGGGGAATCCAAGCCAACCTTTTTGCCACCCCAGTTTGACAAGCCTTGCCGGAAGGTGTCCCACATCCAAGCCGGGCCGGGGTCGGACTTGATACCGGGCGACACCTCTTCATGTCCGATGATTCCGTCATCCCGGATGGACGGAAACCGCCAGAGTAACCAAGCGCACAATTGCGCCACAGCTTCATATTGCCAGTTAGTGAAGCATTCCCAAGCGCCAAATCCGTTACGCTTGAAAAGCATTACTTGTCCCTGTGGCGTTACCTGATAGAAGCCCCCCTTCCCATCGGGTTGGTACATCTTCCCCGCCCTTGGCATCATGCCTCCCAGGTTGACAATCTCTATTCCCACAGACCGGGTGTTTACCCCTTTGGCGTGCCAAGCGATATGGCGCGGCGGGACTTGGCAAACCAATTCCCCCGGCGCGCGCCCGATTAGATAATGGACAGACAACCCTCTTGCGCCCAAGGCGGCAAGAGCATCCTGCAAAGTCGCGGTGGCCGTATAGTGCAAGACAATCCTGTCCGGCTTGCGTTCCTTGACCGTTGCCGTGAAATGCTGGGACAGGATTTCTTTGAATAAGTAACGCGGCATGGCCTCCCCTTCCTATGGACGCATCCCGTCAATCTCTCCCTTGATCGCTTCTAGGCTTATCTTTGCCGCCCCTGTGATTTCGCCTGTGATGGGGTCCACAAGTGGACCGGAAAGAAAGGCGGTCAACATGGCAACCAATCTGTCGCACAACTCGACGGACCCGGCGATGATTTCCACCTTGCCCCCCAGGGTCCGAAATTTTGCGGCCCCCACCCTGGAAGAAACGACAACGCCGGTTGATGTGATTTCGATTCTCCCCTCCCCCACTTCCTGTTCCAGTACCATTTCCCCGGGCGTAATACTCGGCCATGTGACACCGTAGGGAAACACACCGGCAATCGCAATCGCATCCGACAAGTCTAATTTCCGCTGCAATGCCGGGTCCACATCCCGCGCCCCGGTGTCCAACCATTCGTCAAGGCTTTTCTCCCCGAACAGCATCCAAACCAAATCCCCTTCCCGTAGGGGAAAAGTCATAGCAAACCCTCCCCCGGTCGGATAGCACACCGGAACATCAACAATGATGGGAAGTTTCGTCCCCGGTGCGCCTTCATTTGCATCATCAAACCGGGTGCGGATGATAGGTTGGACATCAACGGCCCGCCGCGCTTGATTGACCGCGACCACACTTCCCGGCATTCCGAAGTGACACCCCGCAAGACGCGCGGCAATCATTCCATCAATGACGGTTTGGAGGGTGTTGCTTTTAGGCTCGGGTGCCGTCGTCATGCCTGCCACTCCATCCCCTCAATCGTGGTGTAATAATTCTGCCCAAACGTGTCCCCGTCATGGGTGACTTTCTTTACAATGAAAAACCCGTTCGTTTCGGCGGATTGGATTTCCACCTTGCGCCGGGGTCTGATTAGTCCATTCAACAGACAGGTTGCCGTGACGGTGCCATCCTCCATGCGTTCCGGGGACCCAACCAAACCGCTGTCGGGGGACAGTATGAAGGCGGTCTCTGTGGTGGCCTTGCGATTTCGGGTGAAAACAATCTCTCCATCCTGAATGGTCCATCGGGCACCCGTCGTTTTGGCAATGGTGTCCAAAGTTTCCCTTGCCGGTCCCAGGGCGGAAAAACCGCGCAAGAATTGGATGTCGGGAAGGTCCACCGGCAACGCGGCAATGCCCAACCCCATACTTGCCGCGACATCCGCAAGAATGGTACGCGCCCCAACGGGTCCGCGCCAAGTCCTAGAGAGGCGTGCGGTCTGGTACACTATCCCGCCATCCGCAACGGTTAATTCCGTCACAACATCAAGCCCGTCTTTCTTGTGGGATACCTTGCGAATATCCCCTTGAATGATGCACGGTTGGGGTGTGTCCCTGTAACCGGCAAACAGCCGGGCAAGCTGCCCCTTGACTATCCCCTCTCTACTTTCCTGGGACAGATTCCAAATCGAAATCGTTCCTTCATCGGGCGCGGGGTTGTCGTCTTTTTCCACCTTAAAAGCCAGACGCAACCCGGACCAACTCTTCCCCGTTGACCCGGCATCCCCCACTTCAAGACGTGCTTCCCTTTCCCAAAAATCCATCCCAACCCCATATCCTACAGCACTTCAATGGAAATCACGTATTGGGGCAAGACCCCCTCCCTGATTTCCGTCTTTTCCGCTTCGGTAACGTACAACACCTTGAAGTCAATCCCCAGGTTTTCCGCCGTCAAATCCTCTTCGGAATCGTTCATTCGCAACACGAGAAACAGCCCCGGCGGCATCCGGTCATCAACAGCCGACCGGAACAACGGCCAATTGGGACGCAAAGCGCAGTTTTCCCGGATAATCTCCCCGTCCGTTGTGGCGATGGTTGCAAGCCAGGATGAAAGCCGGTCAGACCACCGAAAGCCCAATTGATAAGACACCCCCTCGAGCTGAATGGTTTCAACCCAATTCGCGCTTTTGTCGGCAAAGGTCGGAATGACTTGCACTTGATTCCCCTTTCCGCCTAACCGAAGAGGTCAACCAAGACCGATGTTGCGCGGGCTTGTTCCGCCGGTTCCGCCGCTTGCGCCTGTTGTCTTCCCGCTTCGGCTTGTGGTTGCGCCGAATTCCGCACCACCGTTGCACGTTGTTCCCTGGGAATTTTCACCATTTCGGCCGAAGCAATCAGAATTTGCCGGAAAACAATGGTTGGCTCAATCCACGCGGGGGCACCCTCCCCCGCCGTATCTGAAATTGATTTTATTACCATGTTGTCATAGGTACGGCGCGGGGTGACGACTGAAACAATTTCCTTGTCATCCTTGATTCGGCGCAATTCCTCCCACGCCCGGAAGTCCCGGTCAATGTCCAATGATGCGTCCCCGGTAAACAGGGGGGTGTTGGAAATGACGCCCGTAATTGTCAACTCTATCGGGTCGGGTTGTAGATGGTCGGTGACAACTCCCCCCTCTTCAATGGGGTGGTCCGTCACAGACATAGATTCGGAATGATTTTCCGAGGTGGTGGCGTCAAGAGTGATTAGGGCAAATCCATCCGCATCCGTGATGGATGCCCCATTGGTGGCACGACCGCGAATGACCGCAATTTCAGTCATTGCTTTACCTATCCGGTTGACCCGGCGGTTGCGGCCGCAACCCGGTCAAGCGTTGGTTGCAACCCATCCGACACGCCTTGCCCGACCGCACGCCGCAATTGGTCGGGTCCCATGTTGGTTGACCCTTGCACATTCACATTGACCGCCCCGACATTGGCACTTGCCTGTGCCGCCCGCTGTTCCCGCTGCAACGCCATGTTGCGGGCAATCTGTTCTACATTCGCCGTCCCCCCCACCCGTTGCGCCGCGCGTTGCGCGCGTTGCATGATGGTTTCCCGTTCCATTGCGGAAAGCCGGGCAAGAGCGCTTGCCCCTCTGCCTACATTTTTCTCGCTTTCGGTATCGGCCAACCCCAGGGCTTCCCCGATTTCTCTCACCGTGTTTTTGATGCCATTCAGAATGCCAACCGCCTTGTCCCAAAGCCAAGTCAGCTTGCCAAAAATCCAATCGAACACCCCGCCGAAAAACCCTTGAACCGCCCCGGCGGCATTGCCCAACCATTCCCATGCAGCAACAAACATCCCCCCAATCCACGCCCCGGCGGACACAATCCAATTGAACCATGCCACCATCACGGATGCCACCCAACCGAAAGCCGCGCGGATGCCTCGATAGACCCGACCAAAAAATCCGGTTGAATTTTTGATGCGGTCAAAGAATCGCTTCAACAGGCTTTCCCCGCCCGTCACCCATTGGTAAATGTCTTCTGCCAACAGCACCACGGCCGCGATGATGGCACCAATCGCTAGGGGGATGGCAAAAATTTTCACCTGTGCCCAAAGGGCTTTCATCCCCGCCCAATTGAAGGCAATCCCCAGGGTCCGCACAAGACCAATCAACGCCTTGAAGCCAGAAAAGATGCGCGCCCCAATCAAGACCAACAGCCCGACTTTTAGCAAGGCCATCACTCGACGGGTCCCGCCCATCAATTCAATCAGTTTTCCCAAGGCATCCATAACCGCCATCACGCCTTCAAACAGCCCCAGGAAAAGGCTTGCCAGGGTGCCCAAAACCGCCTCAATGTTTTGGCCTATGACTTGCCGGTTGGCCTTGAACCAAGCGGTTAGACGTTCTACCATCTTGGAGATTACCGGCATCACGGATGCGCCAATGGTGTTTTTGATTCCGGTCAATGCCGATTGCATGTCAAGCAAGCTGTCCTGGAATCGCTCGCCCGCTTTTAGGGTGGCATCATCCATGACAATCCCAAGGTCATTGGCGGATTGACGCATCCGGTCAAGCCCCGCGCGCCCCTCGTTCAGCATGGGTAACATTTCACGCCCGGACTTGCCCAACAGGGTCATTGACAAGGCCACCTTTTCCGGTCCCTCGGGCATTCGTTGAAACACATTCGCCAAGTCACCCAAGACCGAATCGGCATCCCGCAAGCTTCCATCCGCATTGACGACGGAAACGCCAAGGCGCTTAAAGGTCGCGGCAACGTCACCCGTCCCGGCTTGCGCAGCAACCAAATTTTTGGACAGAATGCCAACCGCCCCACCTACCGCCTGAATGGTGGTCCCGCTTCGTTGCGCCGCGTAGCTTAATTCCTGGTAGGCACGGGTTGAAATCCCTATTTTCGACGCATTTTCTATGGTTTCATCCGCGACCCGCGCGGTTGACCGCGCAATAGCAAACAGCCCAGCAGCAGCGGCGGCACCAACGGCACCAATCCCGATGATGGCGCGGCGAAGACCACCAATCGCCCCCTGAAAGCGGGTGACGGCGGATTGGTCCGCCTTGAAGGTGAATTTTGTTACCAGTTCCCGGACAACTTCCGTGCCCATTGTCACCTCTTGCGGGTCATCTTGTCCCGCATGGCATCCAATTCTTTCCGGGCTTCCTCTTCCACCAAATCAACAAAATCGAGAAAGGTCAAAGCTTGGAACACGTCCCAGGTTGTCCAGTGGTTGTCTATCTCTTCCAGGGTGCCCAAGCCTGCCTTGATAATGACCCATGCCGCCCAATCTATCCCGCCGGATTTCTCAATCCGGGCAAGGGCGGTTTTTACCCTTTGGGACCGTGCGCCACCGGCAACCCGACCTTCCCCAGCATCCCGGATAAAGGGGCGGAAAGCGCCTTCCCAAAATTGTCCATGATAACATGCCCGGCGGCCGTGATGGCTTCCCCAATGTTGCCTTGATACGCTTGATCGAACACCTCTCGCACGGGTTGACCATCCCGAACCGCAAACTTGAAGATTTCATCCAACAGGCTGTCCGCCCCTTCGGCAATCAGTTCCCCGGCGAAGATGCCAAGTGCCGCGCCGATGCGGTCCAGGTGCATTCCGGCGGCAATCTCCAATCCGGCACCATTGCCCCCCGCCTCTTGTATCCCGCCGTCTTCCGTGCCTTCCTGGGGCTTCCCTTGCGATGGTTCCAGGGTGGACACGGCGCTTGCCAGCACGCCACCCGCCTTGCCCAGCATCTTGGACAGCCGCGCCAAGAGGCGCAACCCTTCCCGCCCGCCGTGTAGGTGGTAGGCGTATTGGTGTTCCTTGCCGTCTTTGTCCGGGATTTGCCGGATGATTGGCACGCCCTTTGTCCCCGTTCCTTGCCCTTGCATCGTTCCCTTCCTTCCTTCTCTGTTTGCCGTTCCTGCTAAAAGAAGACCGGCGGATGGTGCCGCCGGTCTGGTTCCTCTTCCTGGGATGGTGGGGCACCCACGCGGGGACCCGCAATACTAACCGGCGGGGGTCCCGATGATGGGGATGTTGACCCCTTCCAGGTTGGCGCACCTGATTTCATATTCCAACTCGGAGGGGTCGGTCCCAAAGGTCCGGTTGGGACGTTTCTTCATCCAAGAAGTCGGGCTGGCATGGGTGGTGCCGGAATTCAAGTCCACCAACGAAACCGGGAAGGCACCCTTGCCGGTCAATTGGTCCGACCGTAGAAGCCCCTCGATTGCCGTGATGGCGGGGGACGTTTGCATCAACTTGATTTTGATGGTGGCGCGGTTGTCCTGTAACTGTCCGCGCACCACCGAACCGCCCGCGCCGCATTTGTCGGTGAAAAGATCGGCGTCATATTCCACCGTCAAGGCGTCACCTTCCCCGAATCCCACCACGGGAACGCCCGCGATTGACAGCATGATGCGGCGGAAAGAATAGGTCCCGGTCAAAAGTTCCATTGGACAAGCCTTTCATCCAAGGGACCGGGGGGCACCCGGTCCCGGTCAATCCGCGCCGATGCCTTAGCTTTCCGCCGGGGGTTGGAAGGATATGGAAACGTAACCCGTGATGTCCGCCTCTTCGATTGCGCCCGCCGGGCGACCGCCAAACTTGAAGCGGAAAATACGGTCGGCAATGTCGGCTTCCGGCGTGTCGGCATAGGAGTTATAAAAAACCCCCGTACCGCCTTCCTGATAATGCTTGATCGCTTCGCCGCGCTTCAAGACATTTTCCGCCAGACCGGCAACCGCCGCAAAGCCGTTGTCGTCATAGGGATACTTCGTTCCGAGATTGGACATCCTAACGAATGCTTCGGCAATGGCTTCCTTGATTCGCGCCGAAGTCCAATCGGCCGTAATGAGCAGATCAATGAAGGTCCCACGCCCCAACTTCCCCTTGCCGGAACATGCCACCCCGTAAAACGTGGTGTAATAGTTCCCGTTTTTCCCGTCCATCTTGGACTGTTGGGTTGTGGTGTAGGTCTGTTCGGTTACGCCTGAAACCGTCGCATAGCTCCAGGTGGTCGCGGTCACGTCCGGGGAGTAGGCACAGCGATTGCACAACAGCCCCCATGCCAACGGTTCCGTGTCGGTCGGATGATACCAAATGGTTGACCGGAGAAGGGACCGGGCTTTGGCGCGCGCCATGCTTTCCGTACCGGGGGCGGAATAGCTCACGCCGGGACAATCGGCATGGGAAGTCTGCCCCACAAACAGCCGGTCATTGGCTTCTGCCCAAGCCGCCGCACTCGTGGCATCTGGCGAGCTGGCGCTTACGTTGTCGGTGTCCACCCAACCCGGTCCCAGGGTCAAGCCGTAGAAGTCCGAGTATTGCTCGAAAATCTTGGCAAGCGCCGCATAGGGACTGGCGAAACTGGCACCCCACAAACCGACCGCAATTTTTTTGGGGTGTGGGCTTTGCGAGAATGCCGTATTGATGAAGGCGGCATCCGTGGTGTTGGCGAATTGGGCGGTATCCGCCGTCACTTCGGCCGCATCCCCATATTCCCGGTAAAGGTCCCCGCCGAAGGCGTTGCAAATTCCGCCGTCAACCGTTGCGCTGGGGATGGTTTCGTGTACCACAATGTCGGTGTGGGTGATGTCAAGCGTTGCGCTGTGGACCGTATAGACTCCATCGTTGCCGGTGGAAGCATAGACCCGGAAAGAGGAGTCAACCGCGAAGTCCGCAACGTGGTCCCCGGCGACCGTGAAGGTCTTGGTTCCGGTAGACACACCCGTAATCACGAAATCCGTGGTGCCGGTCTTCGGCTTGACCAACATCAACGGAATCCCAAATGACTGCTTGCCGACCGATGCCCCATCGAGGGACACCGTAACGGTCACGCGGGAATCAAACGACATGGTTTTTCTTCCTTTCCGCTGTGCGGTCTGCTTTCAAATCTTGCACAAGTGCCGCCGTGTGTCAATTTTCTTGTCATGCACAAGCGCCACAAACCACCCCTATTCTTCCGGTGGTGGCAAGATGTCATCCGCCAATTCCGGCTTGCCATCATTGATGACCCACCCGAGGGTCGGAACAACGGTTTTGATGATTTTGTGGGACCCGGTTTCCCGCACCTGGAACAAGAAAGAAAGGTCCACCCCCGACCGCTGCATGGTGTTGACACCTGAAACCGGGTCAACCCCGGACAGATCGCGGATGCCCCCCAGGGTTCCCACGATGGACACACCCGCATTGTAAAGCTGTGTCATCATGTCCGGGAATTGCCAGTGAATCACAACCCGGTCCATGATTTCCCGGTGTGATGGACCGTTGGCTTGGATTGACGCGGTAGCCAAACGCCACCCTTCCAGGTACAATTCCATATCCCTTTCCCCGAACGGTGCGCCGAAACGGACCATATCGCGCCCCACCAAAGCAGGGGGAAGCACCTTCAAGGTTAGATGCGGGATGGTCGGTCGTGGTCCGTCTTGGTCCGCATAGATGATAGGCGGGGGGTCGGCTGGGGGAATGGCGAAAATCCGCACGGCAACCACAAGCCAATCATAAATCGCCCGCTCATAGGCGGTTGGGTTGTAATTGGTTCGGACTTTGGTATCCGACATGGCGCGCGACCTTTCAACTCGACGGGGGGACCGGCGGGGTGGGGTCCGCGTATTCACCACCCATCGGCGGCACAACTCTTTTCAACAGATGCTTCCAGAATTTTCGACTGTAAAGAGTGCGGCATCGTTCCTTTGCCACAACTTCCAATTCCCCCGCCTCCAAATCCTCTTCGGCTTCCACCCCGGACAGGATGATGCGGTCTGATTTCAGCCCCGCTTGTTCCGCGATAGTCAGCGGCGAAGTGGAATAGAAGACCCACCCAACCCCGTCCGTTTGTTGACCGTTGGGAAGTGCCCGGATTTCGCGCGGACTCATGCGGCGCAATATCCCCCGAACCGTTACGGGGTCCACAACTCCGGTCCAAACACCGTTGACCCACCCCGACCTTTCCGGGTCTTCGCGCCGCACGGTCCAAGACTTTTGCAACGCCGCAAACAGAGACATTGCTTTTCCTTCCTTCCCTATTTCGCGCCACCCGCGCCAACGCCAGAATGCACCTCAAAGGCAACCGAGTTTCGCATTGCACCTGTAAGGATAAGATGAAGTTCAGTAATCCGCAAGCGTAAGTCGGCTTGTACCATCATCCCTAATTCGGTCAAGAAACCATCCGCCGTGCGGCTTCCATCCTGAACTGCCCGAACCCCATCCGCGATGAAGCGGTTGTACTTTTCCCGGTTCAAGTCCAGAGTTGACCGCATCCACGCCTTTTCTTTGACCCTCCCCCCCTGGGACCCGAATTCATGCAAGGCGGCATATACGGCAACCGGCGTGCCTTCCCCACTGTTCGGCATGGCACCCTCAAAGATGCCAACCAAAACAAAGTCCCCGTCAAGTTTTCCGGTGTTTATTACCGCGCGCTTGAAATTCCTGTCCCCGAATTCCTCTACTGTCACCCCGACCCCAAACTTGGACCGGGAAACGGATGCCATTTTACAGCCCCGGCAAGATGCGCCATTGACGGAAAGAACGGTAAAGGTCTTCCTTCAACAGTTCCCCGTCAAAATCGGTGGTCAAATCGCTTGAAGTTCCAACCCGCTCCGTTTTCGTGCCCATCACACGACGCATGTAGAGGTGACACGCATACCGGACCACCCCGACCACTACCGTTTGCGGCAATAGGATGGTGATGGGAGATTGTACGCCAAAAGTATTCTCTCGGGTGTAGTCCGCGAAGTCATTGTTGCAATAGGCATCCGCCCATGCCGCCGCTTCGCGCATTACCCCATCCGCCGCATCTTCCTGAATATCCGCCGCTTCCAACCCCAGGAATTCCGCGATGATACCGGAAATCTTGCCTTCAAATGCCTCTTCGATTCGGTCTTGAATCGCTGTCTTTTCCGCCATCTTGGGACACCTTTCACCTGTGGCCGACCGGCGTGTTACGGCAATTTGCCCATGCGCTTTAAGCGCCCTTCAAGTTCAGCTTGCGCCATTGTCTCTTTTCGCGCAAGGGTCTTCCCATTTTGTAACATCAATGGTTTCGTTCGGCAAGTTTGCCGCATGACCGCGACCAACACCCCAAGTTGTTCCAGATTCAAGCCGACAAACCGCGCCGCGTTGGCCTTTGCCGCTTGGCATTGACGACGGTAATACTCGGGGTCGGAATCAAGCCGGGTGATGGCCTGTGCCCAGCCGTCCAATTCTTCGGCATTCACGGCATTGGGCGCAAACCCAACAGTATTACGGCAAAAGGCGGTGGATGGTCCAAGGCTTTCACGCAAGCTGTCAAGATCGCTGGCGACAACCGGAATACTGTTCCATTGCGCCTCGATTGCTGCCATTCCGAATGATTCAGCATGGGACGGCATCAACAGGATGCGTGTTCTGGCAAGCGCCGCCCGGATGTCCCCGTTGGGTATCGTTTCCACATTGGGCAAATTGACGGGCACCTGTTGACCATATCCGCCCTTGACCAACAGGAAGTCCTTTTCCGGCATCATCCGCGCCAAGGCTTCAAGCAGGAACACCCCCTTTTCCGCTATGGCGTTGACAAGTGTAATCCTCTCCCTGTTATGCTGTCTATTGATCGTTACCCGTTCAATATCAAGCGGCGGATACAGGATGGCATGATGCGGCATGGGGCGTAGGTCCGCATATAACAGAGAGTCTATACTGTTGAAAATAAAGAAGTCGGTCTTCTTTTTGCCAAGATCGGTTGCGCCGTGAATCCAAGACCACGGACCATGACAGACAATCCCGACCGGAAGCCCCTTGACATCGGATGCTTCAATAACCCTGTCGCACCACTCAAATTGAACCAACACCACATCCGGCTTAAAATCGTCAAGGATTGGCGCAACCGGCCCCAGGTGATGCGGCACCCCCCGGTAACACTGAATGCCCTCTTCATCCACCACCTTTGCCAATACCCCATCCCGCCGGGTTGCCGTGACGACTCCGATTTGATGACCCATCCGGGAAAGATGGCGCGCGAATCCGGCAACATAGGTTTCCCCGCCCGCCATCAATGGCACATACCTTGGGGCAAACCACAAAATTTTCAACGGCTGTTCCTTGGCTTTCATTCCTTCCTCTTCTCTTGTTCCAATCTTTCCCGTTCCGCCTTCAAGCGCGCAGCTTCCCTACCCTCGACGGTGTAATACTTGCTCTGCCCGGTGATGCGGTCCAGTGTTTCGGCCTGCCAGTGATTCAGATAGGGGGCATTATCAAAGCCCCACCGGCCGGGCTGTAAACAATGAGTATCAATCGGCACCCTTTCCCGCACATTGTCGGGGACCACATCGTAAGGCAACCACCCTATACCACCAAACAGCCGAAGCAACCGGCAATACAAGGCACAACAATCATCCAACATGCCAGCTTGCCGCCCGAGGTCTTCCTGTATCATCCCCACGATGTTCCAGGGGTCCCCCGACTTATGCGCGCCCGTGGTCAAAAATGCCTTGACTACTCCCTCCCTGCCCAAAGCCTGCAAGACGGTCAAGTATTGGATGGGGCGAAACGTGTAATCCGCCTCGATTTTGCACCATTCCCCGGCAAGCCGTTCCCCCTCTGTGGCGCGGATGATGATGCGGGAAGCGGGTTGCACCCCAAGCCCTGCCAGGATGGAAAGGTCCACCGACTTGACGGGGGGAAGTTTGCGCCGGAAAAGATAGGTAAAATAACCCGGATAAGTGGCGGGAAACACCTTTTCAAGTGTAAAGAAACGCCCCATTTCTTCCAGAAAGTCTTGCTCGGTATAGGGGGGCACCGTTTCCCGTTCCCAGGGGGACAATCTCCCCAAGGCGGCATCCGCTAGACCTTGAATGGTCACGTTATCGGTCTTGTGATTTCGGTCGGTGAATCCGGTTTCAACCAAGCAACGGTCATGGGACACCATTGCCAGCTTTCGCACGAATCCCCAACCAAGCTGGGAATAGAACATCCGATGGACGCAACGCAAGGCCAATACCACGTCAAAGGATTGGTCAAGCGGTTCGGTGGCAAAGTCCGCCTGTAGGACTAGTGCGCCAGGGAACATGCCCCGGACCATCCGGGCGGAATTCGGGTCCAATTCGACCCCCACCACCCGCCGCGCGGCCTCCCAATATCCCAGGTGAAACCCCTTGCCCGTGCCAATGTCAAGCACGCTGTAGGGGTCCCATTCACGCATCCTGAATTCCAACTCATAGACCCCCACCCGTTCCGCCAGTAACCCGGATGGAATCATGGTCCGGGGGTCAAAGCTTGAAGCTTGGGGATAGCGGTTTTCATCCATGACCCACGCAAGAGCATCCGTTCCCGTTGCCTGCAATCCTTCAACGTCCGCCTTCATGTTTCACCTGTCAACCCAAAGCCGTCAACATCCCGGTGTGCAACCGATATTGAACCAGCACCTTGTCAAGCATTCGCGCCGAATCCGGCCCGAACCGTTCTAGGATACGCCGGTAGAAATCAAAATCCTCCCCAATTCGCATTCCGTTTTTCCCCAACCTGCCACCCCCTTTTTCCTGCCAATCCGGGTGATACAGCCCGGCTGCAAAGGCGGCTTCCCGCCGGTAGGCAACCGCCGTGGTGTGAAACCCAAGTTCCCGGTCTTGCCCCTGCCAGTGATAGCGTATTGGGAAACGATAAAGGCGAGCCTTCCCCTCTTCATCATAGATGATTTTCCCGTCTTCGTTGATGACCACGGCATCGGCCGAACACAGCATCAATGCCGAGTCCGCAACAAAGGCATCCGCCAATACGTCCAAACGGTTGGGATAGCTAATGTCGTCATCATCCGCTTGGGCGATGATGTCCCCGCGTGAAAGGCAGATGGACACGTTGCGTTTGTGGGTCAACGGTGCCCCAGGGGGGAGAACAGCAACCCGCACTCTGTCGGGTGCAAGGAAGTTTTCTTCTGCCCAAACCGCCATCCTTGCCGCAACCCATGACTCACGGGAATCATCCACCACCACCAATTCCCAATCCACGCAAGCTTGGGCAAGCAGGGATGCCAGAGTGTCACGGATAAACCGTTGCCGGTCATGTGTCAGCATGACAATTGAAAATAACGGATGCCCGCGCGGATGGTCCATTATTTCCCTCCTTTCTCTTCCGTGTTACCGCGACCATCCCCGCGACCAACCTCGTCATGCCTTGAACCTGGAAAAGCCATTGGGTGTTGCCTTCTCCATTGTTTTTCCGTTTCAAGGTCCATCTGCTTTCTTGCCTCTTCTATCTGCCTTTCTTGTTCGGCATTCCACCTTTCTTGCGCCGCTTCCCAAACTTGCGCTTTCCCCTCTTCAATCAACATTGCGGCGATGGGGGCGGGGACCCGCAAAACTTGTCCATGCACCACATTCCCGGACCCCGGCATTTTGAACGGCTTCAACACCCGCACCCGTTTCCACTGTGGGGCTTCTTTGTCCATTGTCGGGCCGGAAATCGGGATAATGCCCGGCCCGGTCCCTTCCCCTTTTCCCTTCTCTTGGTTCATTTTACGCCCGTCTGGTTTTTCGCTGCAACGCCCAACACCTTCCTTGTCATTGTCAAATTACCCTCAGATGCCCCCCCTGTCAAGTCCGCCATCAAAATCCCTTGCGGAACAACTTGACCACCTGCCCGGAATGCCCCATCGGCATTCCCGGCGTGTTGGGGTCTTCCTCAATTCCCCGTGAAACCAGAAATTCCAGGATTTCCCGCTCACTGTGATAGTCGAAAAACCAAAAGTCCTTGCGAAGTTTGGACATCAATTCCGGTGTTTCCATGCCAACGATGCGGGCGAAGTGCAAGGAAAAGAAACCGCCATCCTTCAACACCCGTGCCACCGTTTCCAGATAGGCAAAGAAAAGGTCCCGGTGGAAATGCACGAAAACGTCAAAGCTGAAAACGAAATCCACCGAACCGTTTCCCAAAAATGGCAAGCGGCCATCCGGGCAGACCGCGAACAGGATGCGCCCATCCCTGGGAAGACGTTCTCCGAATGCCGCCCGGATGGCATCCCCGCTCGCTTCCGTGCCATCAACCAAGATGGTCAACCCGTGCCCCCCTTGGGCTTCGGCACTCGGCCCCCTGTCCCACAAGAATTGCGACATGCGGCCACCACCGGACCCAATTTCCATGATGGTTTTGCCCGGACAGACGAACGGGTCAAGGAATCGTGCCCGCATGTCCACAAGATAGGGGGTGTCCGCTGGGGTCCACTCCCGTTCCCCCCAGGGACGCGCGAAGTCCCCGGCGGCAACATATTTTTCCAGGTTGCGGACATTGATTTGCGCGTTGGTCTGCTTGCCCTGTTCGGCCATCTGTTTTTTCCGTTCCTTGGGTGAAAAGAAAGCCCCCCGCGCGGCGGGGGGCTTCCGGTCTTGGCTTGCGTGCGTTGGGGTGGGTCCCAGGGCTTGCGCCCGCGCCGCACAAGTCCAAGGGCTGTGCTTGCTTGCGGCGCTTACGAACCGCCCGTAGGCGCATGGTCCAGGGTGATGGCGCAGAACGACTCGGGGGACTTGATCGCCAGCGCAACCCGTTCCTCTGCCAAGATGGTCAGCATGTTGCGGGTGAAATTGTCCTCATGTTGGGTGGCCACCGACACGGTTCCCGCCTCGCGGTCCCACAGGGTACACCCCGCCATGAAGTCACCGACCAATACAGTACCCTCGGAAATCGCGGTCGTTTCGAACACCGGCACCCGCCACAGCCGCCCGGTATCGCCACCATCGGCCACCGTCTTGACGATGAGATAATGCCCGTCTTCGCCCTTGGACAACTCGACGTCTTCCAGGTCCAACGGGTGCATCACAATCAGGTTAACCGGGCTGTTGGCCAGATTGGCCAGGGTGATTCCGCGCCGGATGGCATCAACCTGCAAATCGCCCACCACGCCATCGGACCACTTGAAGGTCTTGATACTGGCATGGGTGAGGATACCCTGAATCGCCGGGGATACGTTGTTCCCGTAGAGGATTTGCCATTCCTCCGAAAGCGCCAAGCCATAGAGCAAATCGTCATCCACGTTGGCCCGAAGCTGTTCGATGTCGGCTAAGATTTCCTTGGGCAAGGTGATATGGTGCGCCAAGGTCCGCACGTCGGTTGACCGGGCTGCCAGGGCGATACGACTCGACGGTTTGATGTTGGTGGACGCGGTAAAATTGAAGACCTCGGACGTGACGGCCACACCGGAAGAGTGGGTCTTCGCCAGATTGCTTGACAGGGTGACGGTTCCCGTCGCGCCGTTGGTCCCGGTTTTCGTGATGGTGGCGATGGTGCCGGTTTCGCGGTCGGTGGCGGAATCGGCGTCAATCGTCAACACCTGTCCGACCATCAACCCGTTGACATTGGTAAGCTTGACATTCTTCTGTCCGCTTGCCGCCGTATCGGTGGTGGTGGTCCACAGGTGGTTAAACCCGGTTCGTTCCACCCAATAGACCGTCGCGGCGGACACCGGGCGCACCGTCATAAAGTCCCGCAAGAAAGCCTTGCGCTTGGGCGTTTGGGCGAATTCCTGGATTCGCTCGCCGGAAATGGTGCCAAGCGCCGTGATGGAATCGGTGGTGATGCCGGAATCCGCCTTGCGCCGCATGGCCGCGAACATGGAACACTTGACGGCCAAGACCGCCCGTTCCCCGGACTCGACGCGGTTCTTCTGGATCGCGTCCAGTTCCACCACTTGCCGCCCCAGGGACTTGATTGCCGCACCCTTGCCGCCGGTCGGCACGCCCGCGCCCGCCGCGTTGGCCGCGTTGAAGCGCCCGTTCAGTTCTCCGAAGTCCTTGGCCAGCTTGTCCATGCGTTCGGCCGTTTCCCGTTCCTTGGCCGCACGGGTGGCCGCATCGGTGTTGGTGCTGGCTTTGATACCGTCGAATTCGGCGCGAAGCGTCTTGAATTCGGCAAGCATGGATTCCATCTTCGCCATCAATTCCTTGAGGTCCATCGTTTCCTGTCCTTTCCTTTGGGTGGGTGGTTGGGTGCAACCCCGCACCCAAACCTTGATAGCTTCCAGGTGAAACTAGAATCCGGCGTCTTTAAGCATCCGTTCCAAGCCGGAAAGCGCTTTGGCTTTTTCGGCGTCTTCCCCGTCCCCGTCCCCCTCCTCTTCCCGCTCCCCGCTGGCGATTACTTCCCCCAGCTTGGTATGGGCTTCGCGCAGCTTCGCCAGATTTTCCTTGCGCAACACCCGGCCCGCCTTGACCCGAAAACTCTTGCCGCAATGGGGACACGTCCCCTTGTCCCCATCCTTGCCCGCCTCTTCGGTTTGGGCGATGGCATCACGGTGCGCGGTCAAGTGCGCCAAGGCGGCTTCCCGCTGCTTGTCTTCCATGCCTTCCTGCTTGGGCACGGCGGAAATGGCGGACTCCAATTGTCCCTTGTCCACCGACTCGTTTTCATCCGCGCGGGACACGTTGCCGGTGTGATGCGGGAACAGCCGAAGGTTGCGCGGTTCGGTCTTCCCATCCGCATCCGCCTTGCCGCCGGGCATGATGTAGGCGAAGGCGGCATCGGGAAGCTTGTCAATCGCTTCCTGGGACCACTCGTCCGCGCCCGCGTCTTCCCCGCCATCATCCGGCTTCGCGTTTCCGTCTTCGGCCTTCCTGCCCGACCATTCCACCGGCACCCAAACCCCGCCCTTGTTCTCCCACGGCCAAGCCGCCTTGACCCCCAGGATACGCGCGGCGGGATTCGCGGCAAAGGTTACGGGCGAAATCTCCCACAGGTTCAACTTGGACAGCACCACCACCGGCCGACCATCGGTAGTCAAAAGGGAGGGGTCTTCCTCCCAGCCCTTGACATCATAGCCAATGGACATGGTGTTGACCGCGCCATCGGCAATCAGTTCCAGGGCTTCATTGCCCCGGATGGTGTTGGAAACCTTGGCCTCAAAGAACAGCCCGACTTCATCTTCTTTCAACTCGACGGGAATCCCGATGATTTCCTTGGGGTCATGTTGCCAAAGCAGCTTGATATTTCCTTTCCAGTCTTGGCCGGAAAGCTGTTCCGCGAAAGCGCCCTTGCGGATAACCTCCCCTTGAAGGTCCACATTGCCGAAAACGGCAGCATGTCCCGTGATAACGCGCCCGCCCTTGTCCGCTTTACACCCGAACAACTGAAACGACTTGACCCGATGCCCCGAGAAATCGCGCGCCGGGTGCTTGCCGTCTTTGGTATTGGGTGCCATCGGTATTCCCTTTCACCTGCAACGCAATCAGGTTAGGCGCAAACGCTCGCATGTGTCAAGTTTTACTACATCCCGCATTTTAGGTGCCATCTTTTGAAACATGGAACAACGTGGTACATCGGCAATTCGGATGCAACGGCGGACAGTCAACGCCACTACCGCCCAAGTCATCCGTGAATTCTTCATCAACCCCGACCGTTTGACCATCCATCCCGCCGCAATAAGGGCAGACCAATTCATCCTCAGATGTCAACCACGTTTTCCGCGCGGTCCCTTGTTCGGGTGGCAGTATCCCGAGGTCCACAGCGGTTCGCACGGTTTCAAGCCCGGCCTGATTGAAGGCGGCTGTATATTCTGTCCGGGCAATCCGTTCCGCTCTACGGCGCAAAAGGTAATTGGAATAACTCCCCGCCTTGCGGTCAATGACCGCCTGTGCTGTGCCGCTCGACGCAAGACCTTCTTGAAGCCGTACCACGGCAAGGGCTTCCCGGTCGGTTAGACCAATCGCATGGCGGATGTAACGGGCGCTTGCCAGGGGGTTGACCGGATTTTCAACCGTAAAGTGGTACAACATCTGCCCCAAGGCTTCGCTGTTGACGTTTCCCAGCATCCCGCGCAAGGCTTCGTTGCGCGCGGAAATCCACCGGGACAACCGCCTTGCGGTCTGCTCATAGGATATAATGGTCCCGCTACCACTTCCCGCGCCACCACCCAAACCCGCCCCACCACCACCGGCCGTTACATTGGCGACACCATCCGCCGTGATTTTCTGCCCCGCCTTGCCGACCACCTCTTGCCCGGTCTTTACCCTTGCCGCGATATCATCAAGCACCCGATTGAATTTTTCCATCATTAAAGGCGGCAAGTCCCCGCTGGCAATAGCGCGCGCCAATTCATCTTCCGGCACAGACCGTTTCAAGGCACGCCACATGGACAGGATTGCGGCAATCGTCTTCGGTTCCTGCCCTGTCAGGGCAGACCGCAAAGCCACTTCTACAAGCCGGTTTGTTACCAGTTGTCCAACCGACCCCTGCATTTCCCCATCGGTCGGTTTGCGCTTCAACGCAATTTCAATGGTCCCGCCGCGTATTCCCCCCAACCATGCGCGGCAATTTGTAACATCCTTGCCCATTTCCCGGTTTACCACGCCCCAAGCCGCCTGAAAGGCAAGCTGTTCCCGCTGTTCCTTGGGCATCCCCTGATTGTTTTCCCAGGTAGCATTAAATACGGCCATCCACAGCCGTTGCAATCGCTCAGGCAAACGCCGCACGGAAGCGGGCAATTCGTCAAGATGCGTGTATGGTTTCTCCCAACCCGGCCCGGTCTTGAATTCTTCCCCCGGCGGATAGGTCGTCATCTTGACAATTGAAAACATGGCATCCGGGACAGGATGCGGGCTTGCCTTCTCCCCGCCTTCCTTACAGATTATCCGCCCCTTCATCGGTGGTGCCTACATTCGCGGGACACGCCCGCCGCGTCCCCGGCGCTGCCTCGACTTCGGCACCCCGCCTGCCCCCGTCCCGGACACCGGGGGGTTGCCGTCAACCGTGTTTCCGGGCACTCCCCCGGTCGGGGTCCCAGGGGAAGGGGCACCACCCGAAACGACAGACTCGGTATTGCCGCCCATTTCAAGCGCCACTTCCACCGGCATCAACGAAGGGTTGACCCATCCCGTATCCCCACCGGGCACATCGGGCACCCCCAGGAACAAGGCGCGGGAAGCCACATTGAAAGGCACGCCCATGTCATAGAGGGTCTTTGCCGTTGAAACCCTTCCTTGGGTAAAGTAGGAAAGCGCCTGAATTCCCGAGGTCTGATAGTCAACTACCAAGTCTTCCCCGAATTCCGACGCAAGCGATGTGGTCAAGGCATCGGCAATCAAGTCCGCAAGGGGAAGAATGGTATTAAGCCAGAAAAAGGCGTGCGCCTGTTCCATGTTGTTATAGGTGGATTGGTCCATGATGCCGACCACCTGGGGAGGCGTGCCGAAAATGGCACAAATCTCTTCGCGCGTCATGCGCCGACCTTGAATGAAATCCATGTCAATGGGTGAAATCGTGGTGGGGGTGTAGGTGACATCATCCCCGATGATAAACGGCTTGCGCGCGTAATCCGCCCCCTGATGTTGTGCTGCCATCAACTCATTTGCCCGCGTCCATTGGTCATCATCAAGGGTGTGTTTGAAACTGAGAATGCCGTCCGACACAGCGCGGTTGTCCAAGGCGTTTTTGTTCCAGGTGACGGCTGAGATTTCCGTTTCAATTGTCAATCTTGCCGCACGCATCGGGGAGAGACCCCAATACAGGTTGGACGGGTCCGCATGGCGAACATGAATAATATCTTCGGCCGGAAATTCCTTGTACTTTGACGCGGACTGATATTGTGGCAACACCCGATAAACACTTATGAATTTTTCATCATCGGCAATCGGCGTGATGGTGTCCGGGTTGATTGGCCACAGCATCCCCACGGCTTTCTTGTCCGTTGTGCGGGACTTCAACAAAATGGCATTGCCCGCAAGGTCCAACTGCATGGCAAGCCGTTCCATGATTTCCTGGGAGGAAAGCCAGGGGCAGGGATGCTTCAATAGGTAGGTCAACGGATGGTTAGGCAATTCAACCAAGGAATCATCGGGCATTCGTTGATAAGCCATCCACGGAAGAGAGCCGATAGCGCGCGCCTTGGCTTTGATGCAAGCATAAACCCACGTGCTTGCCGTCATGTCTTCCATGCCGTTGGTGATGCCCCAATCCCCACGATATACACCCGTCAATCCCGACCCAACCATGTTGGCCTTGTCGGGCACAAACACATATTTCAACGCCCAAGACCTAAGAAGTTTCATTCCGGCCCGGCGCACCCTGCCCAAGATGGTTGCCATGTCGCAAGCCTTCCTTGATTGTGGGGCGAAAACCCCGACAACCGATGAAACCATGCAACCCCGCAAACTGTCAACATTTTGGACATTACCAACGGCGCGGCGGGGGTGTCCCCCTCTTCCCACCCGTCGCAGGTGCCCTGGGATTTGGCACCGTCAACACTCCCCCAGGTAATGCCCCAACCGGGTTGCGCGCGCCACCATCCACCACCACCACGGGGGGCGTTGCCGCACCACCTGGGGGCACCTCTCCCCCTCCCCCTGCATTCGCGGCATCAATCGCCCGTTGCCGTTCCTTCATGTAGTCGCCAAGCCGCCCCAGGTGCAACACGGATGGCCTTCCCGCGTTGGCATCAAACCATCGGAGAATCTGAGAGAAGGCGTCAACCCTATCCTTGGCTTCCTTGAATGGGAAGCCGCAAACTTCATCCAACCAATCCTTGACCCACGGGCACAGCGTTTCGGATGGCAGGATGACTTCGCCAGCTTCAACCCCAGGTGTTGCCGCGCGGGCGCGGGTGTACTTATCATTTCTTCCAGGGTCAACCGGCACCACTTCAACGCGGCATGACTTCAAGGTCTGCTCTAGCATATCAATGACATCGGGACCACTGGCCTTGTTTTCAATCAAAACTTTCCTGATACTTGGCCACCGTTCGCACATTTCCAGGGTGGCGCGCAACATTTCCGTGAAAGTCATCTTGCGGCGGATTTCGTCAAGCAACCACTTCTCACGCCCGCGCCGCGCCCATACCTGCCCGGCGCACCATGATGAATGCGCCGTCTTGGACCCGTGGGAGAAGTCCCAGGTGCCGACCACTTCGGCCATTTCCGACAAGTCCGGGCGAACGTCGTAAAATCTGGAAAACCATATTCGGCGGAAAACGCCAAGGGTCCCCGATTGTGGCCGCTGTTGGTACATCGTTTCAAAGACGCCAGTTCCCACCCCGCCATCGGGATTTTTCAGGGCATAGATTTCTTCGCGGCTGTGCAATTCCGGGCACAGCACCTCCTCCTTGACCCTGCCCATCGGGTCCGGGGTGTCTTCATCCCATATCGCGGGGATGATGATATGTTCCCAATTTTCAGCCGCCTTCTCTTTAAGCAACCATCCGGTCAAGTCGTTTTCCGCCCATCGTGTCATTACCACCACAACGGATGCCCTAAGCTGCAAGCGGGGAACTAGCACTCGATTCCACCATTCCCGCAATGCTGTTTGGTACGCCTCACTTTGGACATCCTCCCAACCTTTGTGCGGGTCGTCTATGATCGCAAGGTCGGCCGGTCGGCCAGTCACGGCACCACCAACCCCGGCGGCTGCAAAGCTTCCGGCCCGAAATGTTGGTCCGCCCGGATGCACCACATCCCAATCATCCGCCCGGTCTTTGCCCTTGGACAGATGGAAACCCGCGACATCCGCACCGGCAAGCCGCACCTGCTCTCTTAACTTGTAGGTGTTCCGCGAAGCAATGGTTTCCTGATATCCGCAAATCAAGACCCGCTTGGATGGGTCCATTGACAGAAACCATCCGGGAAGGTACATGCCCAGCAATTCGGTCTTGCCGTGCTGGGGCGGCATGTTGACGATGATTCGCGCGCCACCCTTGGCGATTGACGTTTGAATACGGTTCGCCAAATAGCGAAGATGGCGGTATCCCTTCCAGGTGCCCAGGGATAACCGCGAAGCATAAGCCGCAAGGTTGATGCGCCATGCGTCCGGGTCAATGATGGTTGGGTCAATCCCCATCCGTGGTGCATCTTCCGGCATCATTTCCCGCCATCCGGCTTCTTATGTTTTCCGCTGTAACCTTCAATCTCAATCTCTAGGGTCTTTCCGCTTCCGGTAAGCATACATCTCACCATGACGGCAACCCCGCCCTTCGTGTTTCCCCCACCATCCCCGGCGCAATATAACGCCCGAACAAGACATGGGACAGGCTTTCTCACTCCGCATGGGGCGAGAAAATGCGGATACGCATGGGCACAACGCGCCCGAGTGTCACACCCAAATTGCTTGGCATGATCGCATTGCTTCTCTTGCAGGATGATTGTCGGCATTTTCCACCCCTACTTATCCGACTTCTCTCCCAAGGATTCCCATGACAGGCAGCAAAAGCCTTCGGCATTTTCAGTTGTCACGATATTTACCCCCAGCTTGCCCCCCTTGGCATGGGGGCATTCCGGCTTTTCCAGATGGATGCACCCTAGGCAGGTGCGCTTGACCGGCGTGTCCCCGCAAAACGGCGGGGAAGCCTTGACTTCATCCTTCCCGACTTGTACATCAACCGCGATTTCCGCCGCAAATGCCGGGCACGCGGAATGCTTTGGCGGGGTTTCCCGTTCGGATTTGGTCAACCACTTGCAAGTCCGATGGGACCGGCAATAGTGACAAGACCGCCCGGAAGCCGCCCCTTTGAATTCCGGCGGCATTTCAGCATTTCCGCCACTAGCACGCGGGAATTCAGCGTCAAAAATCGCATCCCGAGTGCCATCCGTGCGCGGCTTGAAAGCCCCGCAATCAATCCGCCGGAAAGCCTCCTCCCCACGATGGCCAGGGGGAAGCATGGCGCACATATCGCGGCTTTCGCAGTTATAACAGGATTTAAGCTGTGCGTTTTTCCCGTTTGAAACGGCAAATGCCTCCAATTCCACCATCCGTTCCCAGGTTTTCCGCGCGGCGCTATGCTTGCTCAACTCTTCCAGGTTGAAGCCGTCGCACGCCGGGCAAAGCACAATGGCCTTGACCGTGACATCGGAAAGGACGGCCTGCCTCCCCTTCCCCTCGATTTCCTGAAATACCCCGCCACTTTCCCCGAGCGCATGGACTTCCAGGAACAACCACCCCCTGTTGACCAACACCTGTGCGGCCGTGTCTTCGGCACCATAGGGGGAACGGGCCGACTCCTCCTTGCCGCACTTGTCACACTTGGCCGTCAAGACCATTTCAGTTTTACCCCTGCCCATTTTGTGCCCCTTCCTTTTTATCTGTCACGGTCTGCAACACTAGACTTCATGGCCTCCCCTTGGCGCACCAATAACCGGGTCCATTCTCACCACAAACACACCCCGTCGGTCCCCAATCCAATCCCCCGGCGCGGCGGTTGGCTTCATGCTGGCATTGACGGGATTAGGTTTACCAGCGGTGGGACTCTTGGGGTGTCCGTGGTCAAGTTGATGGTCAAGACTCGCGGATGTCTCAGCATCGGATGGGACTAACAGCGGTTGCGACAAGGTGCGACTACCCTTGCCCTTGCCGCATTCCAAAAGCGGAGATTGCGGACCAACCCCCGCGCCGGGTTTACCTGTGGCCTTCCTGCCCTTCATTCAACATCCCCTTCCCCGTCGTTTTGACTGTAAAACGCACGGTCAACGGCAAGCGCCATAACAACGAAAGCCATCATTGAAACATCATACAGACATCGTTTTCTGCAATTTACCGAGACATGGGCGATGTAGGAAGACAGGGCGCGCAGCTTCCCCATAGTGCAAACGATCTTGCCACGAATGAACCCCATAATTTCAACAGCAAATCTCGCGGCCTCTTCATCGGTAAAGCTGAACAGTTCCCCGCCAATCATCACGTAAAACAGGGATGACATCTTTTCCGCTGTCATTCCTTTGCCCCTTCCCCGTCTTTAGCTTTGACTAAACTTCCCTCTTCCCCATCCCCCTTCCCCTCCCCGCTTTGTGGCACCTCTTCCGACTCCCCCGCCACCACTACCCCAGCCGGGTCCGGTGCCGCAATCATGGACAGCACATCCGCAATCCGTGGGTCGGCCGCAAGCCTGCCCAGCCGCACCCGCCAGTCAAGCTGAATGGGTCCACCATCCGGCCCGGTGTGCTGTGCGTTGATGACGACAGGTTGATAAAGCCCGAGCACCTTGGCGCGGTGTTCCAGGGCTTTGAGATAGGCACCCGCCGCATCAATCCTATCCGAAGTCTTAACCCCATTGTCTAGCACTTCGCCAAGACGGCGCAAAACCCCTTGGGTCTGCTCTACATCCAACTTCCGTGCCTCCAAAGTGGGAAGCAAGACAAGGGCTTCAAGAGCCCGGCGCAAGGTCGCGGACACCTCGGACTGAGACAAACCCGTTGCTTCGGAAATTTCAAGGGTGGTCCACCCATTACGCCGCAATTCCAGAACGCGAGCGGTAATGTCCAAAAGCCGTTGGTCTTCCCCTGGGGCTGCCAGGGGGACCACCCCGACCACCTTCTGCCCGTCCT